GGTTTCGTTGCCGGATACTTGGACCGATGCCCATTCGCCGGTACTGATCGCCTCGCGGTACTGGATTTCGACCGAGCCGGCCTGGGTGATGCTGGCGTCGTCAATGGTGGGCCAGCTCACGCGCATGCGGCTTTTGACGGTGCCGTCTGCCTGGCGCACCAGTTCGGCGGTGCCGCTGCTGATGGTGAGCGTGCCCACGGGCGGGACGTACCAGGGGGACGGCAGGCCCGTGTTGGCTGCCCCACCTTGCGGGGAAAACTCGGCGTCCAGGGTGTAGATGGATTCGGCGGTTTCTTTGAAGGTGAGCTGCAGCCGGCCGTCTTGCGTCCACTCGCGGGCCATGACCATGAAGGGCTTGGCGGACCAGCCGTAGCGCGACAGGGTGAGGGTGACGTTGTCGAACACCTCGATGGGGTAGGCGCGCAGCTTGAAGGGCAGCACGACGGTGAGCGGGTCGCGGGCGTCGCGCATCATCACGCCGGCAACGTGCAGGGCCTGGGGGGCGTAGCCAATGGCGCTGTACGTGAGGGCCTGGGCCAGTGTGGCGCCGTCGCGGGTGACCAGGGCGGAGCCGATCAGGGGCGTGAGGGTGACTTGCTTGTAGTCTTGCGCCTGGTCCCACATCGTGACGTTGACGGTGTTGAACTTTTGGGCGCGTTCGCGGTGCACGCTGATGCTGATGGGGCGCTGGCTTTCGCTGGCACCGGTGCGCTCGACAACGGCCAGGTCAGAGTCGGCCAGGGCCATGACGGGAGCCGTCCAGACGCCTGCACGCAGGTAGAGCTGGCCGCCGGCAAAGGCCCAGCTGCCGGCCATGGCCTGGGCGAGGTCGTCCATCACGTCGCGGGGTGCTGCGCCAAAGGGCACGGCCAGCGCAGAGCGGTACAGGGCCTGGGTGTCGGTGACGCCGTCGACCACGTAGCCGGTGGAGGTGTCGCAGGCCAGGGCGGCAAGGATGATGCGGTCGTCTTCGTCGGCGCTGACGGTGGCTTTGCCGAATTGCGGGTGCTGGTAGACGTGGCGCAGCTGCAGGGCGGGGTTTTGGCTCCAGGCGATGGTGGGGAGGATGGCGGTGCTGGTGGTGGTGACATTGGGCTTGGGGGTGCTGCCCTGCACCAGCTGGGCTTCGCCAATGTAGAGCTGCTCGCCGGCGCTGAACGTGCCATAGCCGCCAATGAACACCTGGATGGAGGTGTCACCTGGCCGCGTCGTGACGCTCACGGTAAAGCGCTGCATGGATGTGGTGACATCGCAGTTGAAAAAGGTGTCTGCATAACTGGAAAACGATGGGTCCCAGGTGCGGCAGATCAAATTCGCGCTGATGGAGCTGGGCGCCGACAGCCACACGCTGAATGTGTAGGTGGTGCTGGGGAGTGCCGTGACCAGCTGCTCGAGCAGACCGTCGCCGCTGCTCGTGAAGTGGTCGGCGGTGATGGTGCCGTCCCAGTTGGCCACGGCATTGGCGGCTGTCAATGAGCAGTTGTATTTGCCCCAGGTGGCATGGTCGAACTGGCGCGAGTAACGCAGCATGTTCTCGCGCGGGTCATACACCTTCGCACCACGGATGACGGCAGATACCACGGGCAGGCCGTTGGGAAAAGCGGTCTCCGAATACTGGAAGGTGCACACCAGGTAGGCCACGCCGCGGGCACGGTGCGCGGCTGTCCAGGCGTCGGGCAGCAGGGCCATAAGGGCAGCGTCTGCGGCCTGGTCGTCGGCACCCAGTACGGCACGGATGTTGGCATAGCTGCCGTTGTTGGCGTACTGGTAGACCACCGTGGCGCCGGGCGAGGTGGTGACGGTAAGGCCAGAGACTGCGGCGTTGACGTTGACCACGTCGCCATCCGGGCCGGACTGGGTGCCGGTGTAGGCGTAAACGCTGCCGGCAATGGGGGTGTGCGCCAGGGTGGCGATGCCGCTGCCGTTGGCCACCACGGTGGCGGTGAGGCTGCTGGTGATGAGGTAAGGCGCCTCCTGAACGTTGCCGGAGCCGTCGAGGGTGACGGCCTGGTCGTTCAGGTAGATCTGCTCGACCGCGTCGATCTCGTGGCCGGCCAGGGCGACCAGCATGACAAAGGTGGATTTGTTGCTGCCGGTGGACGCGCGGTAGAACACGCTGCCGCCTTTGCGCACGCGCCCCAGCACCAGCTCGCGCGGGGCGACGGTGCTGCTGATGTTGGCAATGCGGTCGACCTGGGCGGCGTTGTATTGCTCGCGGGCTTTGCGCTTGGCTGACTTTTGGGCGCTTGAGGACAGAGCGAGGCCGCCGAGCAGGGTCAACCCGCTGGCCACCAGGCTGGCGTTCATGATCAGGAACGCGCCAGACAGGCCACCGACGGCCGCACCCACCGAGGCGATCACCGGGACGAGAAACTGCGGCATCAGCCAACCCTCCACGCGCACAGCGCATCGGACAGTGGCGCGGAGCACAGCCCACCGGCACCCGGGCCGACCAGCATGCCGTCGCCCAGCATCACGCCCAGGGCGGTGCGCTTGCCCATGGCGACCAGGAGCACGTCGCCCTCCCGCGCGTCGTACACGCCACGGGCCGCACCGAGGGCCCGGCAGGCGATGCCGAACAGATCACCATGGCGGCGGATGGTGCGCAGCGCCTGGCGGGCAGTGCGGTGGCCGCGCAGGCCAGTGGCGAGATCCACGCCGGTGATGGCCAGCACGCAATCTGCTGCGAACAGGGCGCAGTCGTTCACGCCCCAGGCAAAGGGGCGGTGCATGCGCTCGGAGACCAGGGCGTCGAAGTGCAGGCGCCAGTCGGGCAGGCGGTCGATCATCATCGGAAAAAGAACTCCCGCGAGGGCCAGATGACGGGCTGGTCGATCTGGCTGACGACGTACTCAAAGGCGCGGTCGCCGGGGAACAGGGCCTGTTGGTCTGCCTCGGTCAGCGTCACGGGCGTGCCGCGCAGGAGGTCTACGGCGTTGGACTCGGCACTGACGCGGATCTCGGCCTGCAGGCCGTCCTCGCCGATGCTCATGGTGTCGCACTTGCCAAGCCAGTCCGGCGGGGCTTCCAGGACGGTGTAGTCGGTGGTGCTGATGATGGCGGTGCGGATGCGGACAATGGCGCCCTGCACTTCGTCTGCATCATCCAGCGCCAGGGCGATGCGCACGGGGTCGCCGCCGGATAGCACCAGGGTGACGCCCTGCACTTCGCCGGGCTGGTCGGTCACCGGGCTGACGCTGCCCAGGCCGTAGGCGCCGGTGTAGGTGTTGCCGCCGTAGACCAGGTTCCAGTTGGAGCTGTTGAGGCGGATGGTGCCGCTGGTGAAGACCAGCTCGACCAGCTGCACGATGGCGATGGAGCCGCTGGCCAGGGCGGCCAGGACTGGGGCGGCGAGCGATTTCACGCGATGTACTCCCCGAACTCCAGGGATCGCGCCGAGGCGATGCTGGGGGTGTAGCGCACGCCACTGTCCGACAGCAGGCGGAACAGCGCCGTAGGCCGGTACCAGGTCACAGCGGCGCCGCTGGTGAGGGCCTTGCGCAGGCGGTTGGCAAGGGGCACGGTTATGACGCCAGCCACGGCGGTGCAGTCGGTGGCCACCCGCAGCAGCAGGCCGTCCACGCCGACCAGGTCGCCGGCCAGGTAGGTGCCGGTGCTGGGGGACACGCCGGTGATCTGGATGCTGGATGCGCCCTGCGCTGCCGATGCGTTCAGCGTCTGCGTGCCCCGGGCGGTTCCGGCGGGCGCCTGGTGCTGGAAGTGGTACAGCGCCACCCAGTTGACCTGGCCGCGCATGGACTCGATGAACGCCTCGCGCCACCGGCCATCGGCGGAGGGCGCTTCGGGCAACTCGCAGGAAAGCAGCCAGCGGTCGTTGAGCATGTCGACGGCCTGCTCGGAGCCGCCGAACGGGCTGGCACTGACGCGCTGGTTGGCGGACATGCGCAGCTGGCAAGACCGCACCTTGAAAGCGGCCGGCAGTGTGATCAGGCTCATGCCAGTGCGCCCCCATAGTTCTGGCTGCGCATTAGGCCGCCCTGGATCTGGCGCACCAGCGATTCGTTGGAGCGCTGCAGCATGCTGACGGTGGCGATGTCTCCCACCTGCTGGTTGATGTTGACCACCACGGTGCCGCCAGTGCTTCCGCCCTTGGTGTGATCGATCACTGTCTCCTGCGGGTGCAGCATGGCCATGAATCCGCCCTTGCCGTCCAGACCGCCAGAGCGGGCGCTGCCGCCGGTGTAGCCGCCACCGTCCAAGCTGAAAATGCCGGAAAGCGCCTTGCTGAAGAAGCCGGAAAGCGCCTTGCTGAAGAAGCCGCCCAGCGGCTCGGTGACGGCTTTGCGTACGCTGATGCGCAGGATGTCTTGGCCGATGCCCTTGAGCACATCCTGGAAAGACTTGCCGCCGACGATTGCGTCCTCGAAGGCGCTGCTGAAAGACAAACCGAGGTCATCCACGACGGACTTGGTCTTTTCGATGGCGTCACCGGTCTCGCCGACCAAGCCCTTGATGGCCTGGATGTACTGCTCGGCGCCGCCCTGCAGGCGCCCGGCGGTGAACTCTTCAGCCAGCAGGGTGACGTCCTCCCGAATGCGGGCGAAGCGCTCTTCGTCGGTGCTAGACAACAGGCGCTTGAGGCGCTCGGCGCGCGGGCCGTTGTCGACACCCTGCGCGATTGCCACTTCGCGGCCGATGCGGATGCGCTCTTCCTGGGCATCGTTGGTGGCCTTCATCGCGTCTTTCAGCTCGCGCTGCTTGTCGATCTCTGCGGCCAGGGCCAAGATGCGGGTGCGCTGGGCTTCGCTGAACCCGTTGGCGCCGGCTTCCGAGATCCGCAGCTGGGCGGTTTGCACTGCGCTCAGCTCCTGCTGCTTTTCAATCGCTTGCTCTAGACTGGAAAGATAGCGATCAAGCTCTGTAGTGATCGGCGTAACAAAATCAGCAGACTTGATTTCGGGCGGCAGTTTTGGTCGGCCTTTTGTTGAGCCACCTGCTGAACCGCCGACAGAGGGAAGTGCAGCACCTGGAACTGGCCCGCCAAAGTCGTCCAGGACTTTGCGGTAGTTCTGCGTGACGCGAATCTGCTCCTTGATGCCAGCGATCTGCGCCTTCGTGTTCGTCACTACGCGCGAATCCTCGGCAAATCCTTGACCGCGCTGGTCCTGCAGCGCCTTTTCCAAGTTCAGCAGAATTTCCTTCTGCTCGGTCAATGCCTTGTTGTTTTTGTACCGATCATCGCCAGTGAAGAGCGTGCGAAAGCCCTCGATCAAGCCGCTTTCTTTAAGCGCTGCAGCCGCTTTGTTGATCCCAGTGACTAGGTCACTGACCAAAAGTCGACTGAGGTCTTGTGCATTCTTCTGCATCTCGAACAGTTGCAGATTGAATTTTTCAGCCTCTGCAACCTGCTCGCTGGTGACCTTGGCTACCAGGCCGCCCTGCTTTGCAAGGTCGGCCAAAAACGGCGCCACCTGTTGAAGGGATTTGCCAAAAAGCTCTTGCGTGAGCCTTGCCTTGTCGCCATCGTCGGCAAAGCCAGAAAGCGCAACTGCTGTTCGTCGAAGCGCCTCAGCCGGATCGAGTTCACGCAGCTCTTTGACACTTAGGCCCAGTCGCTCCATAGCGAGAGCGGCATCGCTGCCAGGCTTTGCGGTGTTCAGGGCCTGATTAAATTTAACCAGGCTGCCAGTGACTGTATCGAGCGTGGTGCCCGTACGTACCGCCACGTCTTCCAGCGCGCTGATGTTCTCGATGCTGGCGCCCGTGGCGTCCTTCACATCGTTCAGGGCATCCAGGGCGTCAATTGTCGAACGGGTGAAGGCCACCAGCCCACCGACGCCAATGCCGGCCACCAGGCCACCCGCTGCAGCCTTGATGACGCCGAACGCGCCGGAGATCTGCGAGGCGGTTTTCTCAGCCGCGCGGGCGGCCTTGCCCATGTCTTGCTCGAAGCTGGCCAGCTTGGCGACCAGGTCGATGGACAGTGTTGCGAGTGCCATGTCAAAGGGTCTTTCGGATGTGTCGCATCAGCTCGATCAGGTGGTGCCAGTCGTCCACCGGGTACAGGGCGGCATAAACAGGCCAGCGCTCGGGGGCCCAGCCCGCACAGAACTCCCAGCAGTGCCGGGCGCGCTCGGCATCAGGGGTCAGCTCGGGCGCCTCACCCGCCAGGCTGGCCAGGAAGCCCGCGCCTTCGGCCTTCTGCGCGTCCTTGTTGGCGCGCTCCCAGCCGATGCGGGCCGTCAGTTTTTTGCGGCTGTATCCTCGACTGCCTGGCGCTCGGCAATGCGCTGCATCAGGGCCTGCAGCAGCTCGCCCTCCCACTCGGGTTGGGCGTCGAAAAGCACCTCAGCGGCGCCGGGCTCGAACTCGAAGGCGTCGTCTGCGGCATGCTCGGGCAGCACATGACGCACGGTGATGCCAGACCAGCCCACCACGGCCTGCACCACCAGCGCGCGGTGGAACCGCAGGCTGGTGGCCGGATCGCGCCGGCGCTTGTCGCCCAGTGCGTCGGCATAGGCGATCGAGCTTTCCAGCTTGGTCGGTGCGCGCATGCGGAAGGTGGCCGGGCCCACCTGGTGCTCGAACTCCCGCGCGGCACGGGCCTTGCGGGCGATGTACTCCAGATCGGCCATGGGTTAGGTCGCGTACTCGGTGGGCAGGGCTGTCATGGCAAAGCCCACAGAGCGGCTGTTGATCTGCCCCGTGTTGATGGTGGGCATGTCGGACATGGTCCAGTAACCGTTGAGGAAGATCTTGCCGCCGTTGGGCAGCGTGAGGCGCATGGCGGTGGGCACGCCTGCCAGTTCGACAGCGCGGATGGTGGCCTGCTGCGCCAGGGTGAGGTCGTCGGCCAGGGTCATGGTGAGACTCAGCGGGCTCTTGGACAGGGGGATCTGGCGCTGACGCAGCTCGTTGAGGAACTGGTAGTCCAGATAGCGGGCTTCGCCGCCTTCGGTGGCAATGGTCAGCACCTGGGCAAGGTTGGTCCAGGCCGTGATCTCGCGCACGGTGCCGATGCCCGTGCCTGCCGGGTAGATCGTGGTGTTGGCGGTGGAGAAACCTTCCAGCGTGATGTCGTTGGTGGCCACGACGCTGGCACGCAGGATCTTGTCGTCCAAGCCGGGCCAGCCGGACGACATCTCCATGATGTCGCCGACGATCACGCCGTGAGCGGCTTCAAGCGTGGCGACTGCCGGGTTGGTGTTGGTGACGGCGGACATGGTCTTTGCCGCGCCGTATGCGGTTGCGATTGCGACGAGGGTGCCGTCTGCGACTACTGCTGCCATGATGGGCTTCCTTTCAGGTCAAGAAAAAAGGCCCTCGAACTGAGGGCCTTGCATATCCGGCAGCGCCGGGAGGGGTTGGGGTGGGTCAGGCCCACCAGTTCACATTCAGAATTGTTCCGTGGGCATCGAGGTCGGTGTCGTACACCGCTGCGCGACCTGGCACGGTCTGGCGCACCACGCCACGGATGGCAGTGGTGACGGCATCGGCCAGCGCATCGGCGCCGGCTCGGGTCTTGGCCCAGCACTGCACATCGATGCTGGCCTGGCTCAGGGGCACGCTGCCGTCGAGGAACTGGACGGGCTGGGTGCTGGTGCGGGCAAACACGACGAAGGGCATGGCGGCGCCCTGCTCTGCCCGGTCGGCAGATACGCGGGTGCCGACCAGGGCGGCCACGGGCGCATCGGCCACCAGCAGCGCGCGGATCTCGGTCTCGGCACTCATGGCTGCACCTTTCCGGTGACGTTGGTCTTGGCGATCCAGCGGCCCACCTGCTCCTGGAAGACGGCCAGGGCGGCCGGCAGCCGGGCGGCAGCGTTGGTCAGGAACGGGCGCGCGGCCATCTTCTTGGTGCCGAAGTTCACGAAGCGCCAGTAAAACGGGTCGTTCTTGGACTTTGCGCCGCGCATGCCGGACTTGGCCGGGCGCACGTTGACGAACACGCCGACATCGCCAGCGTGCCGGGCCACCTTGCTGGTGCGCACCACGATCTGCTTCTTGACCAGGCCGGGCGTGCGGTAGGGGGTGGGCGCCTGCAGCACCGGGGCACTGGCGCGGGCCGTATCGCGCACCAGGCGACCCCCGGCGGCCAGGGCGTTGCGAAGGACGCGTTTGCGCATGGCCTTGGGGATCTCGCGCAGCTTGGCGGCCAGATCGTCGAAGCCGCGGATCTGCTGGGTGTCAACGGCCATCTTTCACCCCCCGCCGGCACAGGAGCCGGGTGCGATCCTTGCGGCCACCGAAGTCGGACACGCTGGTGATGTCGTAGCCCACCCCGCCCCACTGCAGGCGCCAGGTCGTCAAGACGTCTGCACGGTGGCGGATGTGCAGCTCAACCACGTCGTCGTCGCCCATCTGCGCGGCCTGGAATGCCTCGGCGCTGCGTTGGTTGATGCGCCGGGCCCA